AAGATTTCGAATTGTTCGTGTGTCATTAGTTAGGGTCATTAAGGTTCATTGCGTTGTCGAAGTCACGCACGATTTCGATAGGTACGTGGTAGTAGTCACCTGTTACAGGGTCTCTCCATGTTTCGGTCTCACCTGCATAGGTTTCCTCGCAGTATACGAGGCGGTCAAGAATTGTTTTGTCCATGTGTTAGAGTTTTGAGTTAATTGTAGCAAGCCGAGGATTCGAACCTCGCCCGCCCCCCGACGGGGACTCGCTATGTATGAGCCGTAAGCACGCCAAACAGCTTACGTTTGCAGTAGTTGATTTAGCCTAACTACGCTCATGATGAATGTGATTATTCCAAGAAGTCGTCGACCGCTCTTGAAACATCTAATCGTCGACTCACATCAAGCCCGCAAGCTTTACCCATCTTCTTGGCAAACCATTGATGGAACTGCTTCTCCTCATCTCCGAAGCATCCATACGTCTGATTACGCAGGGTGTTTCGGTTGCCGTTTTCATCGTAGGCTACGAGGAACGCAACCGTACTGCACTCACCCGTCGATGAGTTGATTTGGTGACGGTATTCGATAGCCACGGGTATGTTGTTCGTGGTGGTAGTCATCACTGAGTCGTTACGCTCAGGAGTCATGCCAGTAACGATGAGTTTATCCCAAGAAGTCAGGAAGTCGGTAAGTGTGGGTAATGCCATGTGTTAGAGATTTTGATTTTGTCGTTGTTGACACTGCAAAGATAAGACAGAGTTTTCGATTTTCCAAATTTATTTTCTAAGTCGCTGATTGTAAGTCAGTTAAAACTCCATCAACTTGGTGAGAATAGCACCAGTGTCCATCGTCAAGTGTGAGTACATAGTTGTCATGTAGGCTCACCTCGTCTACCTCCTGCCCATACTTCTCGCCTGGGTGGTAGGTGCGCTCGATGGCTTCTACGCCTGCTGTCTTCTGCGGGTCACGTCCGAACCCGCCTCGGTATACTACCCGTGTACCTACACGGATGAGTCGTTCATTTACAAATTTTGTTTTCATTTTTATCTCCAATTATTTTCATCTTTCCAAATCCACACCTCGTCTATGACGTGCCCTTTCGTGCGCTCCATGTACGCTATGTGGTTGTTCATATGCTGTTCATCGTTGAACTTGCGGGTATAGCCCCACCCGCTGGCTTTGCCGAGTTTCCAGTTGCCCTTGTATGCGCTCTGAAATTGTAGTGTTGCTTTAATCATTGGTTCAAGGTTCCGTTGGAGGCTCGCACTCTTGCAGGTACTCGTCTATGATTTGGTATGCTGTTTTGTCGTCGTTCAGGTACTCATCGCGATTGCCTGACCAGTACGCGGCATTGCGTAGTACGTTCACGCCGTGGTTGTACTTGGGTCTTGGAGTTAGGTCAAATCGTGTACCCTTGAAAGCGTCTTCGAGAATCTTGGAGTTCCCACCATCAGCCTTCATGTATGCGTCGATCAACGCGGACTCGAATCCGCCCGCTGTCTTGCGCCGTTCGTACAGCGCGTCAATGTGTTTTTGTGTTTTCATCATTTGTTGTTTTTCCAGGTTTCATATGCAAATTCAATTGCCTCGTTGATTGATTCCGCTTCCTCGCGGGTGATGGTATACCCTTCTTGAGCGTACACCTCTATGATGGCGTTGATTTTTTCGTTCATGCGTTGCGGTTTACAAAGATTTCTCGTTTGTTTTCAAGGTCGTAGATAGCTCGCTCTCCGCGCTCACTAGCGAGTGCAAGGGCTTCGTCTTCATCGTCGATGCTGTTGCAAAGGTCAAAGACAATCTTGCCGTCTTCCATCCATGTACCCACGATGGCTGTGCTTGCGCCAGTCCGCAGTTCGTGCCTAGCTAGAGCTACGAATTCATCTAGCTTTTTGCCGAATGATTCGGCATCGTTCGCGGGTACGCTGTCTTCTGGCACGATTCCACCCACTACGAAACCGTAGGTTGGCTCAGTGAACGCCTCGCCGTCCAAAGTGAGTAAAGAACAGCCTCCGTCCATGAGGGTTTTACCGTAGGTAAAGAATTTGATTTTGTCTTGCATAATTAGAAATTTAGGAATTCTATGTTGGTGTTTTGGTCAAAGGCTTCGCCAACTAAGCGACAGCCCTCGTAGTCGTGGATGTAGGTGAAGTACGTGTATGCATCCACCATCTCATCCACGCTGAACTCGAGGAAGTGATTATACATTGACCCTAGTTTTTACGTAAGTAAATGCCATCACGGCGAAGTAGATGGTGATGAATATCACCGCGCTTGTTGCGTCGTTGTACATGAGTTAAAGATTTTGAAAGTTTGACATAGACACCCTTTCAGGGTGTTTCGGCTATTGAAGCCTCATCAGTATGCCTGACCAACCAAGTCCTCAAGGCGCATCTGGTCATCACATGAGAGCGAGTCCCATGCATCCGTGTTGCGGATAGCGTCCATGCTGAGGAATTGAACATCGTTGAACAAGGCTGAAGCCATTTGCGCTTTCTTGCGCTGTGTGTCTGTTGACATGTGTTAAAGATTTTGAGTGTTGACTGAATTGACAACGCCACAAAGATATGGCTTATTGTCCTTAATTCCAAATTTATTTTTTTACCCTTTAGGGTACTAATCGAAAACATGGTACATCTCCCATGTAGGAGCGTCATCATCCCACCGCACCACCGTGTGCGACTCGCACGATGGCTCGAACACGTAGTCCGAGGACGGCACGCGCTTGAAGTAGCAGTAATCATCACCCTCTTTGAGGATGATTTCGACAGCCCAGTTCGCGGCTTGCAGGGCGTCTGCGAAGTTTCGCTTACAGCGGAACTCGCCTCCTCCCTCGAACGGGAAGACAAAAGCAAAAATTGGTTGTGACATAAATCGAAGATTTAAAGGTTAGACATTTTGAAGAGTGATGACACTCCCTTAGAAAGGGAGGTCATCAGAAGTTGGGCATCCTTCGGCAATCAAGGCTTCAGCCTCAAGGCGTAGACGCTCTATCTCCGCAGAGCGGAGCCGAGCCATAGCCTCCTCTGGAGACTCTCCTGGAAGGAGAGTAACCTTCATCTGTTGCTTCTTGCGAGCCTTCGGCTCGATCACAGGCACCTCCTTACGAGGCTCGAAAGGCTGAGGTTCACCTTCGGTGATGGCGTGAACAACCTTGGTCTTGGTGACCTTGCCAACTTTGTTGGCAGTGTTCTGCTTGGCTTGAGCTTGCTCAAGTCCTGCATCAGATGCCTTACGAGGAGAACGAACAGCCTTCGTCTTCTTCGAAGACGCTTTGCGTTTCTTCGACTTGGGCTTGGAAGCCTTCGGCTTCGGTTGCTCCTTCGGAGCCTCGATGGACTCGATGAGAGCCGACAACGATGCTAAAGCATCGAGGCAAGTCTTCTGCTTAGCAGAAGTAGGGTTGAACATGAAGCTGTTAACAGCTTTCTTAGTTGCCTTCAGCAACTCGGAGTGATTGATGGTGTTAGCCATTTTGTTAAGAGATTAAGAGTTAAAGAATGAATTCACAGAATTCCATTCATTCTTTTACTCTATCTCTACCTCTCTCACCGTGCGAATCAGCAAGCTGATTTGTCGACGCGGTGATTATCAACACGCGGCATCGAAGATGCTTCATGTGGGTTGAGGAAACCGACTGAAAATCAAGGTGGTAGTCAACCTTCATTGATGAAGGTTATTTGGGGCTAACCAAAGGTTAGGGGGGTATTGTCCTACCTCTCTCTCCCTCAATGCTTTAGGCATTGGCCTCAACCACCTAAACAATCGCTTCAACTAAGCATAACTAACTAACTGATTCACAGTAGGTAAGAGGCTGTCACCTAGAAAAGCTGAAATGTATGCGGCACCGCACGATACATCGCACCCACGGGGTTCGCAGGATGCGTTTCGGGTCCGCGCGCCTGACGCTGTGTGATATACATTATCCCCCCGATCTGTATGACGCATCATTTTTTAAAGCCCTCGTTATTCACAGGTTATCCACAGCGCCCGCATATACACTGTTTAACATGCTGTTTCATAGAGACTTATGTGTATTCACTTAAACCATCACTTTAGACTTGACTTTTACAAAAAAATGTTGTAACTTCGCCAAGCTTGTTAGCGATAAAGCTCCGAAGCTGTTTTAATACTAAGGAGATATCTTAAGGACGTGCGTGTACGCACTAAAACAGAGGCTACGAAGCGTCAATCAAGCATATATGTTGTGAAGGCGCAAAGACTGTTTTGTTTATATTTGCAGTATGATCGTCAAGAAGAAGAATACTTATGAGGTTAGGAGCAAGACAGGGAAGCTGTTGGGTAAGTATTTGACAAAGGCGGCGGCAGAGAGAAGACTAAAACAGATTGAGTTCTTTAAACATAAGAATAAATGAAGTCTAAGAGGAGAAGAAAGCCTGGTGCTGTCGTCATAGCAAGGACATCGGAGCAGCACAGAGAGGGGTTACGCCCCTTCCACGGTTCTGGTAGGACCGATGTAACCATGGTTTTCCCTAACTCAACGGGTAACTTCAATACGAGGGGGATGAAACAGCCTATCGACATCAAGAAGGTTGATGATCAGGGTAGGGTGATCGTGGATCATAGGGGTGTACCACCAGAAATAGACGATATCTTCATGGGCGATACCCCAGGGACCGTTATAGAGTCCTCAACGTCCGTACAGAAGTTCAAGAAAGGAGGTATTGTAAAGAAAAAAAGGGATTACAAGAAAGAGTACAAGAAGTTCCAGTCATCTAAAAAGATGAAGAAGTACCGTGCTAAGCTTAACAAGTACAATAGAGATAAAGGTACGTATGGGAATGGGGATGGTAAGGACGCTTCACACAAGAATGGTGGGATCGTAGGCTTTGAGGATCAGTCTAAAAACAGGGGGAGGAAGGAGAAGTCGCGCCTCAAAAAGAAGAAATAAATAATTACTATATTTGCACAAAGCAAAACGAAAAACAGCTTAAAATGGCACGAATTTTAAAGTATAGAGGTGGCGGTATGGCACCTAATTCAGCCGCTTCTAGACTAGCCAAGATGATGCAGTCTTATAGAAACGGTGGGTATGTATATGCTCAGGGTAGCGATGAGGTAGCTGATGATAACCCCTACAACAATCCAAACAGGGAAGAAGCTGGGTTTGTATATGATATTGTAGGATCAATGATGCGAGACCAACCCTGGTATAAAACACCTTTGGAATATCGGTCAAATCTATTAGATCAATACGAAAAAGAGGGAAGGTCTCCCGAAGAGGCAATGAGAGACGATGATTTCGCGTTTATTAATTTTAAAGATGCAGCTATCCAGGAAGCTCTAGCGCTTCAAAAAATAGATCCAAAATCAGAAAAGGGTAAGCTAATTGCACAATCTGTTGCTAATGAACTCGAAAGAGATTATATGAGGCATTTCCAAGAGGTAGCCCCAGAAGAAGCGAAAAAAGGTTTTGGTGGAGGCGCTTTTCCTGAATATTACGCAAATTATTTTAGCGATAGACTAGGATATAAAGTAGACGATCCTGCACAATCTTTAATGCTGACCCCAGATATGGAGCAGAAGTTCTGGATGGGAAAACCTGACACACAAGCTGGTCCTGGCGGTTGGGTACAAAAAATAGACCCTGAGTCTAGAAAACCAATGTATAGACCGAGAACTGCGGCAGATCCGTTCGAAGCGGCTCTTGGATATAGTCAAAGAGGATTCACCTACATGCCTGAATCAGAAAGAACAAGACCTGAGTTTGAGCCTATAGAAATGCTTCAGCAAAGAGGGCCTTCAAGAATTCCTGGAGGAATTAACCAGCCAGGAGGAATGCTGGAAGCGGCCTTGAGGAATAGAGGCCTTATGAGATAATAAAAAATATATAGAATAAAAAAAGGCCCCTTTACGGGGCCTTTTCTTTTGTTAGTCTACGGCGTATACGTAGACTTTTTCTCTACCTACTGGTACGCCACGGTAAGAAATGACATGCTTTCTTTTGCTGGGCTCTGTGCTTCCGTGTAAAATGTATTCTGCGTAATCTACATAACCGTCATTAATGACAAATACTGCTCTTTCATTGACGGGTAGGTTATTCTTGAAGCAGCACACTACGTAAACACCAGACTCATCCCATGTGTGATCGTTCCTATTGCCTTCGTAAACGGCTTCTAGCGCATAATCAAAGGTTGAGTAATCAACATCACCAAAAAACCCTGGGTTCTCTTCCAGGCAACCACCGCTTAGTTTGTAGACTACCATGTGATCAATTTCTTGCTCACAGTATAGTGGGTGCGTTAAACTGCGGGTTAACTCTTGTGCAAAGCTTGCTACTGAGAGCAATGCAAATGCTGTACTTAAAAATAGATTTTTCATAGCAAATAACTGTTTTAAATTGTTTCGTAACTTCGGTTTGCTGATCTCAATATAGGGCTTTATTTCATTCAATCCAAATTTTTTGTCTAACTTTGCTTATTCAATCATAGATTGAAAAAATATTACCACAACCCCAGGATAAAACGGATCAACCCGTCTTGGGAAGCCGAACGAAACAGAATTAAAAACAAATCAAATGATCTTAAGAATCGGAAAGACAGGTCCTGAAGTAGCGCAGGTGCAGCAATTTTTAGGTTTAATCGCAGATGGTATTTTTGGTCCTAAGACCCACGCAGCCGTGTGCAAATGGCAGCGAGCCAACGACTTGATTCCAGACGGTATTGTAGGGCCAAGAACGTGGGAGGCTATGGACCTGGTGTCTACGGATGACTCTGAGAAATCATACGTCACGAGCAATGGGCTTGTAGTAAACAAGAACTTTATGCCTGGTCATGAATACTGTCAGGGACCAGTAAAGCCAGAGTGGGTGTTCTTACACCATACGGCTGGATGGAATAACCCATTTAGAACAATCAACAACTGGGCAAAAGACACTAGAGGTAGAATTGCAACAGAGTTTGTGCTAGGAGGACAGTCTATTAAAGGGAATGACGACAAGTATGACGGTGTAGTGGTTCAGGCTTTCCCGCAAGGCAACTGGGGGTACCATTTAGGAAAGAACGGTTCATTTGAGATGCACAAGAATTCTGTCGGTATCGAGGTAAATAACTTCGGTTATATCAAGGACGGCAAGACATATGCTGGGACCGTAGCGGATCCTTCTCAGATCGTGACGCTAAAGAAGAAGTTCCGAGGATACAAAGACTGGCATCGTTACTCCGACGCTCAGATCGAGTCATTACGGCTGTGGATTCTCTGGATTGCAGAACGGGATAATATCGATGTACGCGCAGGACTGCCCGCCCTCATCAAAGAAAAAGGTGCTGACGCCTTTGAATGGAACGAGGATGCGTACTACGGGAAAGTAAAAGGTTTGTGGACACACACGAACGTCAGAAAAGACAAGTCTGATATGTTCCCGCAGGAAGAACTCATGGACATGTTAGTTTCTTTATAATGGCAAAGCAAGTAGCTAATTACGCACCCTCAAAAGGCAAGGTAAGCCGCCCAGGGGTACACTCTAAGACTAAGACGTCTAAGAATAAGACGAGCAAGAACTACAAGAAGTCCTATAAAGGCCAGGGCCGTTAAAGTGAGTTATAGAAACGCTGCACCGCTAGCCTACCTTTCTGCGACATCGCATAACGAACTCTGTAGTTATATTTTGTCTCATCACGGAACAGATGATCCTCTAGCGTCTGAGAAGGCGTAAGCTTATCAAAGTGCTTATAGAGATACCCTGCTATCACCAGTGGGTATATCATTCTATCGGCTAAGTTCTTCCTGTTCATTCCGTATTCAGACGATACGTAGTCAATCGTAAAAAACTCTAGGTCGTAGAGGAATAGCAGCAGGTATAAATAAGACTTGGTGAGGTCTGGATGACCATCTAAAAAATCGTTTGTTGCGGAACGCAGGTTTTTTAAATGATTCTGCTTGACGTATTTCTCTGGAAGCCTAGAAACCTCCCTAAATAGTCTTGACTTTCTAACTGTTGACTTAGGCATATAAATTATATTGTATCTTTGAGATAAACAAATTTACATCATGAACCCCAAGGACACCCTCTTCTTCGCCGAAATGTACTCACTCGTCAAGAAGATGGAGGAGGTTATCGACGAATTTGATATGAAAGATCGAGTTCTAGCCTCCATTGTCGTAGGAGTCATCGACCTAGACGAAGTTGAATACGGAGACGGATCAGCCGAAATGAAGACCATGTATAGCTTCAACCTGCAAAGCAGAGAGGAACTAAACGCCGTAAAAGAAGTTATGGATAATGCTTATGTCGATGAGGATGACGATATTGATCTTAGTGATCTCCTTGGTGATCTTGACATATCATTAAACTAATGGAAGGACTTATTAGAAAAATTGTTATCGGAAAGGATCCGAAAAACGGCATGGCATACTATACGGGTATGCGGGCTGGAAAAGGAGAGATTTCCGCAATCATAATGGATGAAGAGCATTTGTTTCGTTATCAGAAAAAAAGGTATTTAATTTACATCGAATCAGAAGACTCCACTATGCTTTGGAAGGCTATAGATTCTATGCCCTGTATAATTGAATTTGATTTAAATTTTTAATGAATGAAAACCTTAAACTTTTTTATTGTCCACCTGGAGAAGAGATTAAATGATACAATCAAAACTGCTGGAGGACTAGAACTATATTTAGATCCAAAATACGATGAATTCAAAAATCGAATCAATGAAGGAGAGGTGGTTGCTGCGCCCCTTAAACACGATACTGGCGTGGAAGTGGGTGACACCCTTTACTTCCATCATCATGTTGTTATTAATAAGGGTCAGCCTCTTACTGGTAACGACAATCACTACATTGTTATGTATGATCCTAACGTTGCCATCAACTCTCAAGCTTTTGCTTACAAGTCTAAAGCAACTGGTGAGGTCCGTGCGCTCTCTAATTGGGCAATTCTCGAATACGTGGAGGAAGAAGATGAGGTCAAATCGGATACTATTGAAATTGTCAAGCTTAAAGAAAGCCCTGTACGCAAAGGCCGTTTATCATTCGAGAACTCTAGGTCTGACGCTCTGGGGATAAAAGCTGGTGATATAGTTGGCTTTGAAAAGAGAAGAGATTATAGATTTACTCTTGACGAAAAGCAATACTATAGGACAAGACTAGAAGACTTGATGTATGTCGAAGTCTAAGTTCACTACTATTAGCGCTGCCGAGCGCCTCATGTCTAGCATGGAGGTGGCTATCAACAACATGATCGAGGAGGTCAAGAAACCCGTCGATCCTGAAGCTGGTGGGTCTGCTCGAAAGGCCGAATTACAGTCTATTAAGCAGACGGCTATTGACTGCAAAGAATTGCTAGTAGAGCGTCAGCGTTTAGAGCAAATGGTTAAAGATCTCAAGAACAATGGAGAAATTGAAGAAGCAAAAGACTACTCAGGCGGATTCGCAGAAAGATTCTCAAAATAACGCTAGTGGTCTCATCTATTGGGATGACTATAACTTTGACAATCAGACAGATACAGCTGGTTACTTAAAGGAAGGCTTTAACATTATCTACGATGCCCCAACAAGACGGAACGCTAACTAGCTATCCTTCTACAATAGATTATTACAGCGATGAATGGACTCATGAGTGGTCTAGTGGTGTGGATGGCACCGCACATTTTAACCCATGTAACACGCCTAACCCACCGTGGTGGTGCGAAGAAGAAGAGCCCGTCCCCGTCGAACCGAACATTTTAATAATTGTTGGAATGTTCATGTATGGAGCGTTACTTTTGAAAAAATGCACCCGTAGCTCAGCTGGATAGAGCATCTGCCTTCTAAGCAGACGGCCACAGGTTCGAATCCTGTCGGGTGTACGAATTAAATTAAACAACATGCCAGACCTACATTGCCCAGAATGCGGTAAGGAACGCTTTGAGCGATCGCTTACCATGAAAGTAAAAGACGGAAAGACCTATTATGTCGAAGGTAGCTGCGAATGCGGTGCCCAAATGGAACTCACTAACCCAAAAACTGGTGTTGCAGCTTTGGGAAAAATGGGTAAATTTGGAAGAAGTTATTAATGTCCAATTTAATCGACATAGAAGGATATGAAACTAAGGGGATTAAGATCGACCCTAACGGTACAGAAGGAGAAGTTCTCGAACTCCATGGGCTACTCGTGGTACTTCCAAAGAAACCGCGCAGATCGGAAATTCTCTTCCATGACCTACCAAAGGCAATGCAGTTGTGGAAGAGGCTACCTATGCCAGAGGAATTGCAGCGGATACGCAGTATGGATGAGTGGCTCGAAAAGCCTGCCGAGTTTCGGAAAAAGTTTCGTGCTTACATCGAACAAGAGTTTCAGCGTAGGCGCGACGGTGTTTGGTTTTACAATAATGGGGTCCCTACGTATATTACAGGGCGACACTATATGTTTCTACAATGGTCTAAAATTGATATCGGATATCCATCATACCTCGCTTTCCAAAAGGAAATCTTTCTTCACATGGCTGCTTGCGAAGCTGATCCCCGTTGTTTCGGTCAGCTATATACTAAGTGTCGCCGTTCTGGCTACACTAATATATGCTCTGCTGTCCTTGTGGACGAAGCTAGTCAAGTTAAAGAGAAACTTCTGGGCATTCAGTCAAAGACTGGTAAGGACTCCCAGGAAAACATTTTCATGAAGAAAGTAGTTGCGATATTTCGCAGCTACCCGTTTTTCTTCAAACCAATTCAGGATGGTACTACGAATCCCCGCATGGAGCTCGCTTTCAGAGAGCCTTCGAAGAGAATTACTAAAAACAACAAAACCTCAAACAGAGGAGACGCCCTCAACACGGTTATAAACTGGAAGAACACTACGAATAACGCATATGACGGTGAGAAGCTGCACATGCTATACCTCGATGAGGCGGGTAAGTGGGAGAAGCCAGCAGACATACGCGAAGCATGGAGGATTGAAAGAACCTGTCTTATTGTAGGTAAAAAGGTTGTCGGGAAAGCTCTAGTTGGCAGCACGGTCAATCCGATGGATAAGGGAGGAAGCGAATACAGGGATTTATGGGCTGATTCAGATCCAAACGAGCGAAACAACAACGGTCGTACTCGCTCTGGCCTCTACCGTATTTTTATCCCAGCATATAATGCGCTGGAAGGGTTTTTTGATAAACACGGAAACGCCGTTGTAGAAGAGCCAGAAAAAGAAATAGAGGGGGTAGATGGAGATTTCGTGGACCAGGGTAGCCGAAAATACCTTAAAAATGAGAGACACTCGTTTAAAGATGATCCGTCTGAGCTAAACGAGATTATTAGGCAGTTCCCGTTCACTGAAGATGAAGCGTTTAGAGACAGCATTGAGGGGAGTTTATTTAATATCGGAAAGATATATCAGCAGATAGAGCATAACGATAACCTGTATCCAAACCCAGTGGTGCAAGGTAATTTTGTATGGAGAACGAAAGACGAGGAGGTTGTTTTCTCGCCTGACCCCAACGGTAGATTTCGTGTAGCTTGGCTGCCGCCTGATCACCTAAGAAATAAAAAAGCTGATGATCGTGGAAAGCGCGTCGCCCCAAACTCTCATATCGGTGTAGGCGGCGTTGACTCATATGACCTAGACGCAACCGTTGACGGTAGAGGCTCTAAGGGTGCGCTTCACCTCTACAATAAATTCAACATGGATGTGCCGCCAAATATGTTTGTGGTGGAGTATGCCTCCCGCCCAGATTTAGCTAGTATTTTTTATGAAGACGTGCTTATGTGTGCGTTTTTTTACGGGTATCCGATACTTATAGAAAACAATAAATACGGGATAGCCAGGTACTTTGAATCAAGGGGCTATGACGGCTATTTGATGGATAGGCCATCCCACCTTAGAAATAATAGCTCTAGCTCTAATGTCAGAACCAAGGGCATACCGTCTAACTCTCAGGACGTTATTCAGGCTCATGCCCATGCCATTGAAGCCTATATTCACGATCATGTTGGAATCAACCCCGAAAACGGTGAAATAGGTAAAATGATGTTTAACAGGACGTTAGAGGACTGGATCGGCTACAAAATAGACAAGCGAACTAAGTTTGACTTGACTATTAGCTCTGGGTTGGCGCTACTTGCGGCGCAAAAAGAAAAAAAAGAAAAGCCTAAATCTGACTTTTCTGATAAGAAGTTTTTTAGGACTCACAAGCCAAAAGCCTGGCACTTGTAGTTTTACTATATTTGCAATGAGTTAAAATAACTCTACCACTGCAGATGTATAGTAATAATAAAAAATCTTCTAACTTTCCTGACCCGTTGGCTTCCTCTGAGGAAAAGCAGGGAAAAGATTATGGGCTTAAGTATGCTAAGTCTATATATCAGCAATGGGGAAAGATGGATCAGCAAAACTCCGTATACGGAAACAGAAAGAAGACGTTTGAGAAAAACCGTAGATACGCAAACGGAACGCAGGATACGGCTATCTACAGGTCGCTTCTTACTTCTCTTGACCCTAATAACGGCGATGGAAGTATGCTTAATCTGGATTTCACGCCAGTTCCTATCCTTCCTAAATTCGTTAGAATTGTAGTAAACAAAATACTATCTTTTAGTCCATATCCTAACCTAGAGGCCATCGACCCGCTTTCTTCTTCCGAAAAAGACAAAGAAAGAAGGAAGATGGAGATGATGATTCAGGCTAAAGAACAATTAGCCAAGATCGAAGAAAAGACAGGGGTGAGCGTAGGCATGAAGGCTAGTGAGATACCAGAGACCCTTGAGGAAGCCGAGATATTTATCGGAAATAACATTAAGTCTTCTTCTGAAATTGCGGCGCAGATTGCAACCAACCTTACGCTAGAGTGGAACGACTTTAATGAAAACATATTCAGACGCTGCGTTAATGACCTTACCGTTCTTGGTATGGCGGTCACAAAAAGAGACAATGACCCTGAGTATGGTATTACGACCAGCTATGTCGACCCGTTAAATTTCGTTCACAGCTTCACCGAAGATCCTAACTTTAGTGATCTCGTTTATGCTGGACACGTTAGACACATTCCTATTCAGGAGCTTAAGCGCATGGCAGGCGACCAGTTTACAGAAGATGATTACAAAAAGATCGCTCAGCGAGCTCAGAAGAAATACGGGTATGACGCTTCTAAGCTCAACCAGTCTTCGTATGACAGGGTAAATAACGTATCTAGCTTTGGATACGATGAGTATATGATTGAGGTGCTGGACTTTGAGTTTATGTCTGTTGATTGTGAGTATTTTGAATCTAAGGAGAGTAGATACGGAAACATTGGTTTTTATTCTAAGGGGGAGAACTACAAGGGACCTAAAAACTCTGTATTCAATAGAGAAGTGATGAAGCTTGAAAACGCCTCTGTTTATGGCGGATGCTACATCTTGGGTACTGACTTCCTGTTTAACTACGGAAAGAAAAACAATATTCCGAAGAATATTCACGACATCTCTCGAACCAATCTTTCGTATTCTGTCTGCGCCACTAACTTGCTGGATATGATGCCTAAGTCCATGGTGGATAGCTGCATTGGTTTTGCGGATCAGCTTCAGTTGACTCACCTTAAAATTCAGCAGGCCGTAGCTAAAGCTAAGCCAGACGGTATTATTATCGACATAGAAGGATTGGAGAATGTTCAGTTAGGTAAAGGCGGTGAACTCCAGCCTTTGGATCTACATGATATTTACGAGCAGACGGGCGTCTTCTACTACAGAAGTAAAAACCCAGAGGGTGGTTTTCAAAACCCGCCTATTAGGGAGATCGGAAATAGTATTCGAAATATTAACGAGTTAATCGGTCTGTATAACCACTACCTCAGAATGATTCGTGATGCAACGGGTATTAACGAGGTAATGGATGCATCGACACCTAAGTCTGACGCTTTGGTGGGCGTAAGACAACAAGCATTAGCTGCTGCAAATAATGCTATCTATGATATCACAAACTCTTCTATGGTTCTCTATAAGAAGGTTTGTAGCGATATCGTAAAGTGCGTTCAGATTATTCATCCAGATTCCATTCTTTACCGCATTTATGAGAACGCAATCGGAAAAGAAAACATGAAAGTACTAAGCTCTTTTAGGAACCTGGCTATGTATAACTTCGGTGTACGTGTGGTCAAAGAAATGGAGGAAGCAGAGCGGCAGTATTTAGAACAGAACATTCAAATTGCTCTTGGTCAGAAAGAAATCGATTTAGAAGATGCTATTGCTGTTCGTCAGTTAAAGGATATTAATCAGGCCGAGAGACTTCTCATTGTGCGTCGTAAGAAGCGTATGGCTCAGCAACAGCAGATCGCTATGCAGAACTCTCAGCAGCAGGCTCAGATTCAGCAGCAGGCGGCGCAGGCTGCTTCTCAGGCAAGACAGCAGGAGCTTCAGATGGAGGCGCAACTGAAGGCGCAAGAGATGCAACTAAAGACTCAACTAGAGGCTCAGTTAGAAGAAGTGAAGCACGGGTTTAGAAAAGAGATAGAGATGATTAAGGCTCAGGCTACGCTTGGGTTTAAGGAGGACGACAAAAACTTCAAAGAGAAACTTGAGGTTCTTAAGGAAGATAGAAAAGACGACCGAGTAAAGAAGCAGGCTGCGGAGCAGAGCAAGCTTATCTCTCAGAGAAAAGGGGATAGGGGTGAGCTTCCAGAAGAACCTGGAAACATAACATCAGAAATATTAGGGTAACAAGATGGCAAATCAAATCAACTTAGATAGGTCGCAAAGAGTAGACATCACTTGCAAGCGAGGAGACACGTTTAACCTTAACCTCGAACTCAAGGATGATGCAGGAATAGCTTTAGTTTTGGGTAACACTCAGGACTCTAATCTTTCTGATTATTACTTCTACAAGATGGAGGTTAGGGAGGTTGACACTCATGATGGGACAGGTGGGCCAGGAACCACTGAGGGATATGTTTTGCAAATGGATGGCACCGTCTCAACCACAGACGATGGCCTCGTTACTTTTACTAAATCTCACGATCAAATGACTGGGGTTAACGTTCCTTCTGGGATTTATGTCTATGATATTCAGCAAAAAATCGCCCCCAATTCAGGTGGTACAAGCCCTTCTTCTGTAGAGACTTTGCTTTACGGTATTTTCAAAATTGTAGAAGACGTAACGGTTGCTGTATAATGGCTAGGGCTAGAATCAACGTAACCGTCTCTAAAGGCCCTAAAGGAGACAAAGGGGATACTGGCGCTACAGGTGCCCAAGGATTAAAAGGGGATAAAGGAGATAAGGGTCAGAAAGGTGACACAGGTGATGCAGCCACCATCAGTGTAAGCTCGTCAACACAAACAAAATCTCCAGGAACTAACGCTACCGTTATAAACACAGGTACATCTTCGGCTGCTGTATTCGAGTTTGCTATCCCGCAAGGAGCAACAGGGGCGACGGGGGCGACGGGCCCACAAGGAGCAACAGGGGCCACAGGTCCGCAGGGTCCTCAAGGCATTCAGGGTGAGACAGGCGCTACAGGTCCACAAGGACCGCAAGGCATTCAAGGCCCAGCAGGGGATATCTCCACTTCCAGCATAGATGATCTCACCGACGTAGACACCACCACGGTAGCACCTGCTGACGGCCAGGCTTTGGTGTGGGATGACGCGAACAGTCAATGGGAACCAGGTGATGTTGGAATTGACGGTATAGTTTCTGCTCCAATAGATAAGGACAATTTGTCTGAGTGGAGGGTGTCTTCATCATCTCAAATGATAAGCGTAGGCTCATGGACTTACAATGGGATAACAAAGGTTCCATTTGGCGAAGGCCATCCAAGAGATCTATATTTCAAGCCAGACGGCACAAGGCTTTACGTTGTTGGGAACGGTCTTGATGATATTGCCTCTGTGGACTTGCCTGTTGCCTGGGATTTGAGTTCGCTTAGTTCGTCATCAACCGTCACCACAGTTAATATTGCTGGGTCTAGTTCTATTGGCGGATCAGGACTTGAAGGTAGCCTTTATAGTTTATACGTAGCCTCAGACCCTAATGATACAGACACATACGGTAAAAAGTTTTTCATCTGTGGGTCATCAAAAGATGAGGTCCAAGAATATACATGTTCAACTGCGTGGGATTTATCTACCATGTCTGTGGACGCAACGGATTACTTGCAAGTTAGTTCAGTCACAGGTGGATCACCCTATGGTGTGACATTCAAGCCAGACGGGTCTGTCATGTACGTATCGAACACAGGTTCTGGTGTTTTTCATTATGACCTGTCAACTAACTGGGATTTAAGCACTGCCGTACATGATTCAAATAAATCTATAAATCTATCCCTCTTTGATTCGGCTAATAATGCAGAGACGCAAATCCGAAATCTTACTTTTTCAAGTGATGGCACAAAGGTTTATATAGTTGGTGACGGGAGGGAGTGCTTATGGCAACTCAACCTGTCTACACCTTGGGATATTTCAACTTATATTCAAGACCAGGTTCTCACTCTCGGTAGTGGTTACATTGAGAACTCTTTTGATTCTGGACATAATTTCTCGGTTAGTTCTGGCGTTTACAACACGGATGATTATTTCTTTATTTTATTCAATCTTAATGACCAAATAATAAGGATAGACAAAGTTGGTAACTTAATAAGTATTGATGGTTCTTACATAGAGAGCAGACCTGAATTTATGAATGGCCTTACTGCTTATTCTAGCATCTCTACAACTGGAAATATATATGCCCCAGGTGCTGGATCTCGATTTGGTGGCAATATGTATGTTAATGGGCAGGTAAACATAGGTACTATTAATGGAAGCGGACTGTATCAGAATGGCTCGCAGTTTCATGTTGGAGCACCATGGATAAGATTTAGTGGTGAAGGCCAAGCAAACGTTGGTGCTAACGAATACGGTCTTTACTTGAGGCCAACGGCTGGATATCGAGACGCTCTTTACAATTTGTACCTTCCCAATGTTAACGGAACCCTTAAGACCGATCAGGAAACCTATTATCTTGGAAGGTTTGATTCTGAAGCTGAATCAAAGGTCACTGGGGCCACAGAGGTAGTTGAATACTATTACACGGCAAGGGCAGATGGTCAAGGAGAAAAGGAGGCTTTTCTTTACGATGTCGCTGCGTCAGGGCAAACGATATCTAGAAAGGTTTATTACGCCACTAAAGCCCTTGCGGATCCAGATACCGCTGTTGATTGGACACTCGACACTTCGCACTCATCTTATACTGACTCCGTTACCGCCGCTAAAGCTTTGCTGAACTCGGCAACATCTGGTACACCCCCTCTAACTCTTAAGGTGGCTACTACGGGTCTCTCCAGTGTAAACTTCTTAAAGCTAGACAGTGGTGATTTCACCCTGGCTTACAGCTTGAGGCTGGTAAACCCAAGCTACACTGGAGCGGCAATAAGGGTCATAAACGACAGCAATGTGGAGGCAGACATCGGTTTTGTGGAAGAAGAACTTGACACTACGGCTCTTTTGAATCACTGCGGTTCAGGAGATGGGTACATCACGATTTGGTACGATCAGGCTCAAAACGGGGCTACGGGATCGGGGAACGACGCTAGTTATGGCAACCCTTACTTCACTCCAGTGAATCGACCTAAGATTGTCAGTGCTGGCTCTGTGCTCACTGATGGCGGTAAGCCGTGCTTGTTTGTTGAGGACTCCTCTCTTCAGTTAGAAAGCCAGGTAGACTTCACTCCAAATGGAACCATGATTGCTTACGTGGCTTCAAAGGATGCCTCCGCAGACTTCAACTCTGGTATGATACTGGGCGACTTCCAAGGAACTAGCAACCAACAGAACAGAATCTGGGAGAAAACCACGCAAATTGAAGGTCAAGTTCATGGCAGTAACACAAATTACACGTTTGCATCTCCAGAAGACGGGACTGTTGTTGGAGCTGGTCAGAAGTTAGTTGCTTTTTACAGAGATTCTTCTAATTATTGGTATATAGACAGGAATTCTGTAACCTCTGGAAGCAGTCTCAATAGAAACTACAATTTTTGCGTTCAGACCTTGTTTAACGGCTACAACACTATAGCGTATTCTTATCATGGAAACGTACAGGAGATTGTTATGTTCAATACTGATAAATCCTCTGAGCGAGCCGCGATTAAGTCAAACATCAATACGTACTACAGCATTTACTAATGGCTATAAACTTCGACAGCGACACTAACCAGGTAAACATCACGGTACCATCACCGACTACTATCACGGTGACCAAACCCGCTGATGTTTCTGTTACGGTTACAGAAAAAGGAATTAAAGGGGATGCAGCCACCATTACGGCGGGTACGGTTACCACCGTGGCCGAGGGTGTTCCTGCGGCTGTAGTGAATAGCGGTACCACGAAGGATGCTGTATTTGACTTCTCCATCCCAACTGGTCCAACGGGGGCTACTGGTGATGCCGCTACCATCACGGTTGGTACTGTAACTACGGGCGTAGAAGGGAGTTCAGCCACAGTCACTAACTCTGGCACAAGTGGGGCTGCTGTATTTGATTTCTCAATTCCTGTTGGGGCCACGGGAGCGACTGGCGCTACAGGAGCTACAGGAGCTACAGGACCTGCTGGTGCAGATGGTGCAGATGGACAGGGGGTTCCCACAGGGGGTGTTGCAGATCAGATAATTGTTAAGCAAAGCGCTACTGATTACGATACCGCTTGGGATTACATTCAGACAATTACAGAAGCCGTAAAAAACGTAAGTGGCGGCCCTCTTGACAAGGGCACCCCACTCCACGTCACTGGGTCTACTGGAAACACCGTTGAGGTTATTGCTGCAGATGCAACCACTAATTACCCAGCGCACTTAATTCTGAACGAGGACCTTGTTGACGAAGCAGAGGGAAGGGCCGTTGCTTTAGGCTTTATAAACAACATAGACGTCCCTGATGCATCTATCTATTCTGAGGGCCAAACCGTTTACCTTGGTGCTTCGGGTGGATGGACAACCACTAAGCCAACTGGTACTAGCGCTATTCAGAACCTTGGGGTTATCGTTAAAGTAAACGTTTCTGGGAACAAAATCTCGGGCGTTGTGCTTGGAGCTGGGAGAGCTAATGACGTGCCGAATTTACCTTCTGGTAAGTTCTTTATTGGTAGCGCTACAAACACTACTACGTCTGCATACACGCTTCCTACTGCTGACGGCACAACAGGACAGCTTTTACAAACCGACGGTGCTGGTGCGGTTACGTTCGTAGACTTCTCAGGATCCCCTTGGACAACCTCTGGTAGCGACATCTACTACACTGCTGGGAATGTAGGAATTGGAACTAGCTCTCCAGGAGTAGCGCTAGATATCGCTGGCCAGATTAACGCTACTTCTAGCACATTCCCAGTCCTTGGCTTTACAAGAGAAACCACCCTCACCTCTGGTGCATTTACTGACGCTACTGGTATCGCTAGCGCAATGGAACTCACCACTAAGACAAGTGGCGACATGGGTGACGGTTTTGGTGGAGGTATTGTATTTACCCTTAATGACGTAACAGAGACGTCTACTAGTAATTACGTAGCTAGATTATACGCTCGAAGAGACGGAGCAGACAATACGGGGGCTTTACAATTCTTTACTGGAACGAACGGTCTTGACCCATCTATGATAATTAGAGGGTCTGGGAATGTAGGTATCGGTACGGCTACACCTGCTGAGGCATTGGATGTTGTTGGAAAAGCTAACATTACGGACGCTAGTAATAACGTATTAATATCTACTGGGAATAGCACAATTACTGCAACCAACACAGTAGCAGTAGGCTACCAAGCTTTAACTGCCTTAACCATAGGAGCTGGGAATACTGCTGTAGGTTATCAGGCTGGGGATGCTTTAACCGCTGGATCAAACAACACTCTCTTAGGTTATTCTGCTGGAACAAGCTTAACTGGTAGTAATAACACCATTCTAGGGTATGAAGCTGGGTTGAATGCTGTCGGTTATGGAAATCAAGTTTATGTAGGTTACAGGGCAGGGGCTGGGTTTTCAGGGGATGATGACCAATGCGTTATGGTTGGTTCTGAAGCTGGTGGGTCCAATATGGGAGCTTGGGGAGTTGGCGTTGGTTTTCAAGCTAACTACAATACAAGCGGCTATGGCATCGTAGGCGTTGGGTATCAAGCTAACAGAACAAACACTGGTGCTTACTCTGTTGGGATTGGGCATGAAGCAGGATATAATAGCTCTGGAGAAAATTCAATTAGAATTGGAAAGCACTCAGGTTATAGCTCCACTGGTGCAAACACCATTGCTATAGGTGCAGACTCCTTAAAAGTTACTACGGTTGACAACACAGTAGCAGTAGGTTACGAAGCATTAAAAGCGCTGACTACTGGTGGGTCTAATACTGCGCTTGGTGACAGAACATCAAGGGCTATAACTAGCGGTAGCGGAAACACCTCTGTCGGCATATTGGGTTTAAGCAACGTAACAACAACAAGCAACAACACTTCTGTTGGTGCTCAGGCATTGCAATTAACCACTGGGTCAAACAACACGGCTGTTGGTTTTCAGTCTGGTAATTCAATAACTACTAGCTCTGATAATACACTTCTTGGTTATGCTAGCGGTATTTTTAATACTGGGTCACAGAATGTAGCCCTTGGTAGCAGGGCTATGTACGGATCCCCTGGTTCTTCAACCTTCTCCAATACAGTAGCAGTCGGATACCAAGCATTAACCGCACTAACTACTGGAACGGGTAACACAGCAGTAGGTTATCAGGCTGGGGTTGCTTTGACTACTGGGGCTAACAACACGTTCCTTGGCTATCAGGCGGGAGACTCAATACTTCAGAGCAATAATACCATTATAGGCTATGGAGCGGGGGCAACTGGTGCTAATGTCAATGGGACTGTGATTATAGGTTCTGGGGCAGCTGCCTTAGCAACAGGACCAACATATGGGGTTATCATAGGCTATCAAGCGGCAGGAAGCGCTGCCCAAAACGCTGGAAATGGCGGGGTTGTTATCGGTTTCAGGGCTGGTCAAAACAACACAGGTACTGGAAACGTGTTAATTGGGGCGAATGCTGGTCAGACTGGTAATGGTGTCGATAATATTTTCATAGGGAAAAACTCAGGTCAAAACGAAACAGGCTCCAACAAACTCTACATAGAGAACAGCAACTCCACCACCCCACTGATTTACGGGGAGTTCGATAATGACATCCTTAGAGTAAACGGCTCTTTCGAGGTTACTGGAGGTGTGACGGCAGATGATGGCGGTCTCACCGCAGCGGGAGACTATGGTAAAGGCGCAGAGATTTGGTATCAAGGTGCCTCCACCCCAACGGCTGGAAGCGTATACTACTTAGACAGCTCAGGGAACTGGGCTAATACAGATGCCAGTGCTGTAGCTACGGCCAAGGGTATGATAGCAGTTTCGACAGGAACAGATTCAGACGTTGACGGAATGTTAATTAAAGGATTTGTGTACGTAGGCGCTGATCCTGGAGGC